AGCACAAGTTCTACACTATCGGAACTATACACAGAGATAGTGGCAGAAGCATTGTTCGTAGCAAGTGAAAGATCAATTATGAGACCACTTGTAAGAAACTATGCAGTAACAGGTGGCGGAAAATCAGTAGAAGTTCCAATCTATGCAGCAGTAAGTGCAGCAGCAGTATCGGAAGCATCTGATTTATCTAACACAGCAATCAACCCATCTTCAGTAACAATTACTTGTTCTGAGAATGGAATTATGACAACTCTAACTGATCTAGGAAGAAATGCAGCTCCAAGAAATGTAGCGGCAGATATTGGTAGATTATTTGGTGAGTCAATTGCAAAAAAAATAGACACAGACTTAACTGCACTATTCGGTGGTTTTTCAAACACAGTTGGTTCAGCTACAACAGTTATGTCAGCAGGATTGATCTTTAATGCAGTCGCTAAATTAAGAGCAACTGGTGTACCAAGTGATAATCTTGCTTGTATATTACACCCAAATATAGCTTTTGATTTAAAATCTGGTTTATCAAACACTTTTGCTAACCCAAATGCAGGTGTTGGTAATGAAGCATTGAGAACTGGTTTTGCTGGTCAAATAGCTGGTGTTAGTGTTTATGAAACGTCAAATATGGCAGACTCATCTGGTAATAATCCAGGAACAACTGGAGATTACAAAGGTGCAGTATTCCATTCAGACGCATTAGGTCTAGCTATGATGCAAGATTTAAAAATCGAAACTCAAAGAGATGCTTCTCTTAGAGCAGATGAAATTGTTGCAACAGCAGTTTATGGAGTTGGCGAATTACATGACTCTTATGGTTGTGAAGTTGAAGCAGACTCATCAATACAAGACGCATAATAATAAGTTTATCAGGGCAAGAAATTGCCCTGATACTTAATAGGAGAATTTATGGAAGAAATGATAAAACTAACTAATGGAAAAAAAACCATTGTAAGATCAAAAATTCAATTTGAAGCAAATGTAAAACATTTTGAAATGAGAGGTTTTGTTCCTCTTGATGAAGTGAAAAAAGAAATTAAAAAGGCGACTTTAAAAGACATTACTGATAAGGTTGTGCAATTAAAACCAAAGAGAAAAAAGAATGTTAAAAAAACTAAGAAAAAAGATTAAGAAGTTAGTAGATTGGTTCATAGGTAAGTGTCATGGCTAATTTTACAGGAGCAAATGTAATAACAACTTCAGATGTTTTAAAGTATCAACCTGATGCTTTTGATTTTGGTATATCTACAACCGCTACAGAAACAACTAATTTTCTAGCACAAACTACAAATGATATTTTAAGACAATTAAGAATAGAGTGGTTTCCAACTTACAAAACAAATGTTTATACAGATATTACAGTTTTAAATACTGTTGAGATGGAAAACACAAAAGTTAATTTAGATCAGTTTGAAAGAGCTGGTGTATATTTATTTCTTGGCAGATTCTATTTACCAGCACTAACAAAGTTTAGACCTGAGACAGAAAAAGATAGATTTGAAAGAATGGGAGAATATTATATGTCAGAATATAATAGAGAATTTAGATCAATACTAGAAGATGGTGTAGAGTATGATTCAACAGCAGATGGGTCAATCGTATCAAATGAAAGAGAACCTTTACATGGATATAGACGATTGAATAGATAATGGCTGTTGATTTAAAGGTTAAATCTAATTCAAAACAAGTATCTAAAAAATTAAAAAAGTTTCAATCTGTATTACCTAGAATAATTGACAAAGGTATAAAACAAGCAGGATTCCAATTAATAGATATTATTAGAACTAAAACTAAAAAAGGTATTAATTTTAGAGATAGTTTATTTGCACCTTATTCTGATGGTTATTTAAAAAAACTAAATAGAGAGGGTAAATCAATTAAAGTAGATTTATTTTATACTGGTAGAATGTTAGGTAGTTTAACAAGTAAAAAAACAGGAAAACACAAAGTATCATTAGGATTTACAAATGCACAAATGCGTCAGAGAGCATTATTTAACCAAGTATTAAATGAACCTAAAAGAGAATTTTTTGGCTTTAATAATAGAACAGAAAAGATTATAAGTAAGCAGTTCAACCGATTTGTAGCAAAAGAATTAAAAAAGTTTAGAATATGAGTGTAAGAGAAAACATAGCAGCTAATTTATTGTCAGTTATATCAGCTATTTCAAGTCCTGATATTATTAAAGCTACAAGACAACCTTTTGAATTAGATGAGTTATCAGATAAACAATATCCAGCAGTAATAGTACAAACATCTGAAGAAACAAGAGAAGATCAAGAATTAGGATCAGGTGCAAAAACAAGGATTGGAACTATTGATTTTCTTGTATTAGGCTTTGTTAAAGGTGCAGAAGTTAATATTGATACGAAAAGAAATGAGTTAATTACTGCTATTGAAACTGCCCTAGAATCTGATATTACAAGAAATGGTAACGCACTTGATACAGAAGTTATATCTGTAGAAACAGACGAGGGTACATTGTTTCCGATAGGTGGTATTAGAATGACTATTAGGTGTACTTACGAGTTCCAAGCTGGAACACCATAGGAGATAATATGAACAAAGATAAAATAATTGATAAAATAGAAAAAAAGATAGATAGTGTAGAAAAATTGCACGATAAAGAATCTTTAATGTGTGAGGAAATAAAAGATTTACTTGCAGAATTAAGAGATCAAGAAGAAGATGATAATATTGATGAAGAAGAAGATTTTGATGAAGATTTAGATGATGAAGATATTGACGAAGAAGAAGAAAGCGAATAAAAGGACTTATGGCTAAAGATATTAAATTATATAAAGATGGGAATGAAATAACTATTAATGAAACTCAACTTGATAATTTTTTAGATTTAGGTTGGAAGCAAGAAAAACAAAATATATCAACAAGCAAAAAGGAAAATAAAAAATGGCAACACACTTTGGAAAAGAAGGAGTCGTAACTGCTGGTGGAACTGGTATAGGCGAACTAACTGGTTACACACTTGAAACTACTTCTGATGTTGTAGAAGATACTCAACTTTCAGATGCTACTAAATCTTTTGTAGCTGGAAGAACATCATTCTCAGGAACTTTAGAAATGAGTTATGATGAAACTGATTCTCCACAACAAACATTAACTGCTGGAACTACTATAGCTTTTATATTAGCACCAGAGGGTAATTCTTCAGGAGATGAAACTTTCACAGGTTCAGGAATTGTTACAGGAATGAGTGTCAATGTTACTTTAGATGGAATAACTACAAGATCAGTTACTTTTCAAGGCACAGGAGCATTAACAAGAGGAACTGTATAATTCTAATTTATGTCAGTTATTGATAGAGTAAAAACTCATTTTGAAACTCTCAAAACTATTACTATTGAAGTTGAGGAGTGGAAAGACGAGCATGGCAAACCGAGTATATTTTATTCAGAACCACTTACCCTTGAAGAAAAAAACATAATTTTTAAAAAGTCTAGTAACTTTCAAGACTTAACTGTTCTTGTTGATTTGCTTATAATGAAACTCCAAGTCAAGAATGATAAAGGAGAAATGATTAAAGCATTTGAACCATTTGATAAACTTGCTTTAAGAAAAAAAGCAGACTCTAATGTTATATCAACTATTGCCAATCAAATACTTTTAGATACTAATTACGAGGAAGCCGAAAAAAAGTAACTAGCGACCCTGACATCAGGTCGCTTCTAGTCGTTGCAGAGAGATTACACCTTACAATACAACAAGTTCTTGATATGCCAGTTAGCCATTATAATCTTTGGATAGCTTACTTGAAAAAAGAGCAAGATGAGTATAAAACAAAACAATCGTTAGCAGAAGCAAGGAAATATAAGTAATGGCAAATCAAAAACTTAACATAGATATAGTAGCACGAGATAAAACAAAACAAGCTTTAGGTAATGTTCAAGGTGCATTGTCAAAAGTTAAAGGTGCTGTGTTTAATTTGCAAAATGCTTTTATTGGTTTAGGTGCTGGTTTAGTTATAAGAAATTTAGTTAGTACAGGTAAAGAATTAGAAAATTTAAGAGTAAGACTAAAATTCTTATTAAAAGATACAAATGAGGGTGCAAAAGCATTTGACAATATGGTTAAGTTTGCATCTAAAGTTCCATTTTCTCTTGAAGAAATACAATCAGGTTCTGGTATATTAGCAACTGTTACAGACAATGCTAATGATCTACAAAAGATGTTAGAGATAACTGGTAATGTTGCAGCAGTTACAGGATTAGATTTTAGAACAACAGCAGAACAGATACAAAGATCATTTAGTGCTGGTATAGGTGCGGCAGATTTATTTAGAGAAAAAGGTGTAAGAAATATGCTTGGTTTTCAAGCTGGTGCTGCTGTTTCAATAGAAGCAACAGTTCAAAAGTTTGAAGAAGTATTTGGAAAAGGTGGTAGATTTGGAAAAGCTACTGATGAACTAGCAGAAACTTTTCAAGGAACTTTATCAATGATTGGAGATAAAGTATTTAATTTTAAAAAAGTTATATTAGAAGCTGGTTTATTTGAAACTCTTAAAAAAGAATTTGGTGCATTAGATAAGTTTTTAGAAGAAAATTCAAAACAAATAGATCAAATAGCACAGGATATTGGAATTGTTTTAGGCATGGCAGTAACAAAAGTTGCTGATGCAATTAAAATTTTAAAAGACAATATGAATATTTTTAAGAATGTAATAATGCTTTTAATATCAGTAAAAGTTGTAACATTATTTTCTACTCTAGCGATAGCAATATCAAATGCTTCGAAAGCTATGATGGCATTTGGTTTTGCAACTTTATTTACAAAAGGTGGATTATTAGGCATAGGAAAAGCAATTGCAAAAGGTGGTGCAATATTTTTAGCATTTAAAGGTTTAGAAAAACTATTTGATAATATGAATAAAGAATTTGCCGAACTAAAATTTGAAATTAAAAATGTTTTACCAGTTGCAAGAGATTTACAAAAAGTTTTAATGCCTGTAAGAGATGTATTTAATAATGCTTCTATAGGTGTAAAAATTATTGAACACGAATTATCAGTTGAAATTCCAAGTGCAATACAAAAAACAATAGAAAAATTTAAAGAACTTAATAATGGTGTTTTAGAGAAAATAAAACAAAAAAAAGCAAATATAAAAAATATTATTGCTGAGGGTATTAATGATGGAATAACTAAAATGTCCCAAGCATTATCCAGATCATTAATATTTGGAGAAAAATTATCAGATACGTTAAGAAATATGGCATTAAATGTTTTAGCAAGAATTACTGCAATATTAATTGAACAGATAGCAAGACAATCAATACAGATTGCTATGGAACACTCACAAACTGTTGAACTGTTAAAAAAATTATCTATTGAAAAACTTATTACAGATGAAAAAAGAAAACAACAAGCAGCTAGTGCTGGTGGTAGCGATAATATGGGAAGTTCATTAGTACGAATGGCAAGTTCTTTTTTAGGTTTTGCTAAAGGTGGTGCAGTATCAAAAGGACAACCAGTTGTAGTCGGAGAAAGAGGTGCTGAAGTTTTTGTTCCAAATAGTACAGGACAAATAACACAAGCTGCTAGAGGGACTGGTGGTGGACAAACAACAGTAAATTTTAATATTAATACTTTAGACGCAAGTGGTTTTGACGATCTATTAGTAAGAAACAGAGGAACTATTACACAAATAATTAATAACGCAGTTAATGAAAGAGGGAGTAGAAATCTAATATAATGTCTGGTGCTTTTCCCATATCAACTGCAAAGTTTGAAACTTTAGGAATAAAGTCTATTCAAAATACACTTATATCTAAATCTGTATCAGGTAAGAAACTTGCAAGACAAATTGACAATCAAAGGTTTGCATTTTCTGTTCGTATTATTACAGGAAAAAGATCAGATGTTTATGGAGATTTATTTGCATTTATAGTTAAGCAAAGATCAGGTAAAGAAAACTTTACTATAATCCCACCAGAAATAGAAGATGCAAGAGGTAATGAAACAGGAACAGTATTAGTTAATGGAGTTCACGCAGTTGGAGATACGACTATTGCTTGTGATGCTTTTGCTGGAGATGGTGCTGGTAGATTTAAAGCTGGAGATTTTTTAAAGTTTGCTTCACACGACAAAGTTTATATGGTTGTATCAGATGTAACAAGTTCTAGTAACGCAGCAACAGTTACAATAGAGCCACCTTTACTTGTAGCACTTGCAGATGATTCAGTAGTTACTTATGACAATGTTCCTTTTACAGTACATTTAACAAATGATATTCAAGAATTTGGTGTAGCTGGTGCAGATAAAGATGGTGCTTTATTATATCAATTTGAATTTGATGTTGAAGAAGCTCTATAATGAAATATAAAGTAAAGTATTGGATTAATGTTGATGCTATTGCAGAAGAAATAATTGACGAAGAAAACATTGACTTTGACAACAATGATTTAGGTAAATATAACGAACCAACAAAAACTGCTAAATTTAAGGTTTTTGATGGTATAAAGATAAACAGAAGAAGTTACGAAAAATATGACGAGATCACTAACGACAGCAGTAAAGAACGAATTAGCAACAAATGATATTCGACCAGTACATCTTATCACTATTAGCTTTGGTACTCCTGTTAATATCACAGATTGTTCATTTCCATTAACATCATCAGTATCAGGCTCATCAGTTACATACGCAGCTAGTGATTTTATATTAGGTATATCTAATCATACAGAAGAAACAGATATTACTAAATCAAGTGTAAGTATTAGTTTATCAGGTGCAGACCAAACATTTATTTCAACAGTGTTAAATGAAAATGTAGTTAATGATAATGTAGATATTTTTAGAGGATTTTTAAATGATTCTAATGGTTTAATTGCTGACCCATTTTTATTATATCGAGGTAAAATAGAAAGTTTTGAAATACAAGAGGGAGAAAAAGAAAGTACAGTTGCTTTATCAATAGTATCACATTGGGCAGACTTTGAAAAAAAGAATGGTCGTAAAACTAATAATACATCACAACAAAGATTTTTTAGTACAGATGTAGGTATGGACTTTGCATCTCAAACAGTACAAGATATTAAATGGGGTAGAGCATAATGGGTTTTGGTAGTATTTTTAAAGCAGTAACAAGAGTAGTATCTTTTTTTAAAAGTGCAAATCCTCTTGTATCTTTAGGTGTAACATTATTTTTAGCTTGGATATTAAGACCCAAAGTTCCTGAAATAGAAGATTTTGGTACAAATGAATTTGATGATTTTGAACGAGGTTTATTAATTAACAAACAAAGTAATGACGCAAATATTCCTGTTATATTTGGAGAAAGACTTGTTGGTGGAACTAGAGTCTTTATGGAAACTTCAGGAACAGATAACACTTACTTATATATGGCAATCGTTATGTCAGAGGGAGAGATAAACGATATAGAAGAAATAAGAGTAGATGATAAAGCTGTTACTTGGGCAAGTACATTATCAGATGGTACAGAAGTAGAAGTAGGAAGTGGAGATAGTAATTTTTACAAAGATTCAGAAAGTTTAATTAGAGTAGAACCTCATTTTGGAACAGATGGTCAATCAGCATCATCTTTATTATCAACATTATCATCTTGGGGAAGTAATCATAAATTATCTGGTTTATGTTATTTAGCATTAAGGTTTAAATGGAATCAAGACGCATTTACTGGGATACCTAAAGTTCAAGCAAAGATACAAGGTAAAAAAGTTGTATTTTATAATTCTGGTTTAGCAGCACAAACAGCAGCTTATAAAACAAATCCAGCTTGGTGCTTATTAGATTACTTAACAAATACAAGATATGGAAAAGGTATTGCTATTTCAGAAATAGATTTACAATCTTTCTATGATGCTTCAGTTGTTTGTGAAACGCAAGTAACACCATATTCAGGTGCTAGTGATATAAATATTTTTGACACAAATGCTGCAATAGATACATCACAAAAAATTATAGATAATGTTAGAGAAATGTTAAAAGGTTGCAGAGGTTATCTACCATATACAAATGGTAAATATAAATTAATTATTGAAACAACAGGAAGTGCAGCAATAACATTAACAGAAGATGACATTATAGGTGGATATAATTTATCTATTCCAACAAAGAATGAAAGATACAACAGAGTTATTGTTGGCTTTGTTAATCCAGCAAGAAACTTTCAAGTAGATGAAATTCAATATCCAGCAATTGATGATAGTGGATATTCTACTGCTGATAAACACGCAACTATGAAAACTGCTGATGGGGATTTTTTGCTAGAGGGTAGATTTACATTTAAAACTTTAACATCTCCATATCAGGCAGAAGAAATGGCAGAAGTTATTTTAAGAAGATCAAGAGAAGCATTAACACTTGGTATTAATGTTAGCTTTGATGCTTATGATTTAGCCATAGGAGATATAGTTAATATTACACATAGTTCATTAGGTTTCTCTGCAAAAGCATTTAGAGTTATGGGTTTAACTTTTAACGAAGATTTTACAATAGGATTATCTCTTGTTGAATATCAAGCTAGTCATTACACTTGGGCAACAAAATCACAAGTAAGTTCTACACCATCTACAAACTTACCTAATCCATTTACTATCCAACCACCAGCTTCAGTTACACTATCTGATGAAATGATTGAATATGCAGATGGAATTACTATTACAAGATTAAATATTGCAATAGGTGCAAGTCCTGACCAATTTGTATCAAACTACCAAGTAGAAGCAAAACAAAGTACAGAATCAGATTTTAAAATTATTTCTGTTGGAACACAATTAAATCACGAGTTTTTAAATGTTATTGATGGTGCAATATATAATGTAAGGGTAAAAGCAATAAATAGTTTAGGTGTAAATTCAACATTTACATCAGCAACTCATACAGTAGTTGGTGCAACTGATACACCATCAGATGTAACAGATTTATCAGTTAGTTTAGTAGGTTCTAATCAAATGGAATTATCTTGGACTCCTGTAACAGATTTAGATATTTCTTGGTATGAAGTTAGGTTTCAAAATGTTACAAGTGGAGCAACTTGGAATGAAAGTACACCTCTTGCAAAAGTCGTAAGAAGAAAATCCAATGCTTTAGTTGTAAATGCAGTAACAGGAAGTTTCTGCATAAAAGCTGTAGATAAATTAGGTAACAGTTCAGCTACCGCATCTATTGTATCTACTAACATTTCAGGATTACAAAATTTTACAAATGTTTTAACTGTGAGTGAATAATGGCTGATTTTTTAGGAACAAGAGATAGTAATATTGCAATATCAGAAGATAATGCTGGTAGAAAAGTATTAATTTTAGATACTATAACACAAGTTGATAGTTTAGTTGGTAATGTTGATTTGGCAGAGGGTGTCTTTGATTTAGGGGGTACAGACTCAACATCTAATCCAACAAATTTTGCGGCTAATATTCAATCATCAGGTTTTTATGATTTTTCAAATACACTTACGTTAGATGCTGTATATGACACTAATTTAGGTGCAGTTGCTAGTATGAGTTCAGAAGATGAGTACGATTTATTTGACTCAGGTAGAGGTGCATCAGAATTTGAAAGTGCTAAAGCACCTTTTGATGGTTCTCCTGAAATACAATGTGGTTCGGAAGTTCAAGTAGGTTTTGATGATTCTAGTTTAGACAATATTAGTACATTTCAAAAGATTGCACAACAAAGTACCATAAAAGGTAGATTTTTTAAATTTAGATGTAAGATAACAAGTGATGATAACAAAGTAAGAGCAAAAGTTCACGAGTTACAATTTAAGGTAAATATGGAAAAAAGAACAGAGTCAGGTGAAGATGTAGTTTCAAGTGCATCAGGAACTAGCATAACATTTACCAATGCTTTTTATGCAACTCCATCAATAGGTATCTCAGCACAAGGATTAGTTTCAGGTGACTATTATCAAATTACAAGTAAATCAAAAACTGGCTTTACAATAAGGTTTTATAATAGTAGTAATGTTGGAATAAGCAGAACATTTGATTATCAAGTTGTAGGACACGGCTTGAAATCTTAATTAAAATGAAATAAAAGGAATATATGAGTCAAGTATCAGATGTAGTTTTAGCAAATCAGGGTTTCGCAAGTTTTAGAACTGAATTGAATAATATTCTAGGTGCGTTAAATACAATGCACGTAGGATCATCAGCTCCAGGATCAGTAGCCACAGGCACAATTTGGGTTGATAATGGAACTTCAAATACATTAAAAGTTAAAATAAATGATGGCTCAGATAATATAGAATTATTTAGTATTAACACATCAACAAATGCTATAAGTAGTACAATGTCGGTCACAGGAACAATATCAGAAACAGACCCACAGGCAGCAGCTTTAGCGATTGCGTTAGGATAGGAAATTATGGCAAATACATTCAAAGTAAAAACAAATGCGGCTATGCCTGCAAGTGCTGGAACACCATTAACATTATACACTTGCCCTTCATCTACTCAAACTATTGTAATTGGATTAACACTTTGTAATGTTCATACAGTTGCAGTAACGGCAGATGTTCAATTAGTATCAGACACTTCAGATACAGAAACAAACGAAACAGTAAAATTAATTGATGGTGTAACTATTCCTGCTGGGAGTTCATTAGAAGTTTTATCAGGTGGTAAATATGTTTTACAAGCAACTGATATTTTAAAAATAGATTGTTCAGTAGCGGCAAAATTAGACTCAACATTATCAATATTAGAAATAACATAGGAGTAGTAAATGGCTTATATTGGCAAAACTCCAACTCTAGTTCCTTTAACAAGTTCTGATATTGCAACAGACATAATTAACAATACACACATTGGCGATACTGCTATTTCAGGTTTTGATGCTTTAGCAACTGCACCAGCAGACACAGATGAATTTTTATTATCAGATGCTGGAACATTAAAAAGAATTGATTATAGTTTAATTAAGGGTGGTGGTATAACAGTTGCAGATCAATTTAGAGTAACGGCTGATATGACTTCTAATCAAGACCCTATATCTTCTAACATTGAAAGAATTGATACTGCTGGACAAGGTGGTCTTACAGATTCACAGATGTCAGTAAGTTCTGGTATATTTACATTTCCAGCAACAGGGATTTATTTAGTTGATGCTTTTGGAACAGGCACTATAAATTCTAGCGGTGATAATATATCTTTATCAATATCTGTAACAACAGATAATTCTAATTATAATTATGTTGCTGCGGGAAATGATGGAACAAGTGGTAACGGAAATACTCATTGTACTTGTCAGAGTTTCATTGATGTAACTGATACTTCTAATGTTAAAGTAAAATTTGCGGTTGGTAGTATAGGAAGTGGATCAAAATTTCACGGCGAAACAACTTATAACTCAACTTGTTTTACATTTATAAGATTAGCAGACACATAGGAGATAAATTATGGCTAAAGATTATTTACAAGATGCACTTACAACATTCAATGGTGGTATGTGGTATGGTTGGGAAACACACGATGAAGATGGCAACAAAATTCCTGACAATGAAAGAATGCAATATAAATATATAAAAATTATCAAAGAGGGTGCTACTATGCCGTCTGAGGAAGAAGTAAATGCAAAGATTCAAGAACTTAAAGATGCAGATACACAAAAAGAAAATGATAAAATATCTGCACAAAACAAATTAAAAGCATTAGGTTTAACTGATGCAGAAATAGAAGCATTATAATATGGCATATATAGGAAAAGAACCAACAGTAGGAAACTTCCAAGTTTGTGATGCAATAAGTGTAGTCAATGGTCAAGCGGCTTACACAATGCAAGTATCATCAACTAATGTAACTCCTGAGTCTGCAAATCATATGTTGGTATCTTTGAATGGTATATTACAAAAACCAAACTCATCATTTACAGTATCAGGTTCAACAATAACTTTTGCATCTAATCTAGCAACAGGAGATGTAATTGACTTTATAATGTTACTTGGTAATGTTCTTGATTTAGGAACACCATCAGATTCAACAGTTACAGATGCAAAAACAAATTTTGTATCTACGTCCTCTGCGGCTGGGCTTCAAATACGTGGTGACGGGACTACCGATGGAACTTTACAATTAAACTGTTCTCAAAATTCACACGGAATAAAATTAAAATCTCCAGCACATTCTGCTAGTGCTTCATACACTTTGACTTTCCCAACAACAGATGGAAACAATGAAGAATTTTTACAAACAAATGGTTCAGGTGTTTTAACTTGGGCAACTGCGGGTGGTGGTATAACTGAAGCTGATATGTTTAGATTAACTGCTAATATTACTAGCAATACTGACCCAATAAGTTCAAATTTAGAAAGAGTAGATGATGCAACTTTTTCAAAAATAGGAACAGGAATGACAAACAATTCTGGTCATTTTTCTTTCCCTTCAACAGGATTATATCATATAATGTATAATTATAAGATGACGTGGAGTTCTTCTGATTCTACAAATTTTATGTTATCTGTTTCAACAGATAGCGCATCAAGTTATGATAATGTAGCTCACGTTGATCAACCAGGAACAGAACAACAACAATCAGCTAATCACGCATTTGTAAATGTAACAAACGCATCTACCTTTAGAGTTAAATTTCATACATCAAGTCAAAGTAGTTCAACTATAACAGGAAATACAGATGCAAATTATACTACTTTTACATTTATTAGATTAGGAGATAGCCAATGATAAAAGATTATTTACAAGACGCATTACAAACTTTTAATGGTGGCGATTGGTATGGTTGGAAAAAATATGATGATAATGGAGATAAAATACCTAACAACCAACGTATGTGTTATGAGTGTATAGAGATTATTAAAGAGGGTGCAACGATGCCAAGTAAAGAAGAAGTAGAATTGAAAATACAAGAATTAAAAGACGCAGAAACAGAAGCAGAAAATAAAAAAGCATCAGGAAAACAAAAGCTAAAAGATTTAGGTCTTGATGATGACGAAATAAAAGCATTGATGGGAGCATAATATGGCTCTACTCTTTGCTAACAACAATTCCCTATCAGCAATCACAACTAAACCAAGTGGTTTAAGTGGTGGTATAATGACTTTACTATCTACACAAACTGCATCAAGTTCAGCTACAATATCTTTTACAAGTGGAATTGATAGTACCTATGATGAGTATGTGTTTAAGTTTATAGATATTCATCCAGCTACTGATGAGGCATATTTAACTTTTCAAGGCAATGCTGCTGGTGGATCTGGTTATAATGAAACGATTACTTCTACTGATTTTAGAGCTTATAATGCAGAGGATGGTAGTGCGACTGCATTACAATACAGCACAGCTTTTGACCAAGCACAAGGAACATCATTTCAACCAATAACTCAAGAAATTGGTAATGATAACGATCAATGTGCTTCTGGAACTTTGCAAATTTTTGCTCCATCCGACACAACTTTTGTTAAGCATTTTTTATCAGCTAGTCAATACTCTTGGGCTGGAGATTATACTATGAGAGATTTTACTGCTGGGTATTTTAACACTACTTCAGCAATAGACGAAATACAATTTAAAATGTCATCTGGCAACATAGATAGCGGAGTAATAAAATTATATGGCATTAGTTAAATACAACAACAATAGCATAAGTGCTGTAACCTCTGCTGCTTCAATACCAAGTGGAGCATTAACACATATTAAAACTTTAACTGCTAGTTCTAGTTCTACATTGTCATTCGTACATGGAAGTTC